TACTCATACTCGCACTATTATTGTTAATTGTATTATTGCTAATGCTACTTTCTTCTAAACTACTCATACTCGCACTATTATTGTTAATTGTATTATTGCTAATACTACTTTCTTCTAAACTACTCATACTCGCACTATTATTGTTAATTGTATTATTGCTAATGCTACTTTCTTCTAAACTACTCATACTCGCACTATTATTGTTAATTGTATTATTGTTAATGCTACTTTCTTCTAAACTACTCGCATTATTATCGCTACTTTCATCACAATCATTTGTGCTATCGCTATCAGCAGTGTCATCGCACACAATAGTTGGAAACGCATCCACAACACCAGCAACATAGAATACGTCACCAAATGTATTAACAAGTTGCGTATCATTATTTATTGTATACGTTGCAAAAATCCATTGTTTATCATCATCAGATCGCGTAAAATAGATAATTTGAGTATCATTTTCGCGATCCATAATATCTATAATAATTCCGCAACCCTGTTTTGTATAAATTCCGCGATAATAATCTGTTCCGTACCTATAAAGAATTAAACAATCAATGATATTTGTTGAATTTTGACATATTTGTCTTGCTCGAACTTTTGCCAACGGTATGTGATTACCAACCGAATAATGATACTTTGTAATCGCTCCATCGCGATTGTAAATATCAAAAACGCATTGTGATATTGTTGACTCATTATCACAGATAAATTGTTCATCAGAAAATACGATATTATTTTGCGTTTTTGTGAAATATAACCATGTTATAAGTATGATAGCAGCGCGAATTGCACATCGCGTTCCAATGAGACCTACCATTTTATGCGTTTAATATCAGACTCATATATTCTTATACTCGAGAAATAAAATATTTTCTTTTGAAATGGGCCAAGTTGATATATACTGTTGAAAGGTATGGATACCTATCTTCTCCCAAAGGCGGTTGATATTATCAACGCACGCTATTTGCACGTATTTGACGGCAAGCGCGAAACAATTGAAGAATGGGTTAAACGCATCTGCACGGGAATAACAAAGGAAATTACGGATGATGAAAAACGCAACAAAGCGCAACGTATGATTGCAGACCTGCTTAATAGCGGGCGTGCTATTTTCAATACGCCAACTATGATGAACGCAGGATTACCTAATGGACAATTGGCAGCATGTTTCGCATTACCTATTAGTGATGATATGGGACGTAGTGATGATGGTATTTTCGCAACATTGCGCAACGCCGCACTTATTCAACAAACTGGCGGAGGTATTGGTTTTGATTTTTCAGAAATTCGCCCAATTGGGGATGCGATAAGTACAACTAGCGGAACTGCCAGCGGACCAGTAAGTTTTCTGGAAATTTATAATAAATCTTTTACTGGAGTACAACAAGGCGGATGTTTAATACCTGAAACACTTGTTGGAACATCTAACGGCCTACTTCGCCTTGATGAAATTATCGCAGATCTCAATAAGCCTGGATGGTCGCAACCAATCGCGTCACTTAAAGTGAATACATTTGATGAATTTGATTATAGTATTACAAGTGTGTTCAATAACGGCGAATCTGAAGTAATTGAATTAACTACATCGGCAGGTATCAAAATATGCGGAACACCAAATCATAAAGTTCATGCGTCAATTGCAGAAAATAAAGCGGATGTATGGAAACCACTCGAGCAAATTCGCGTTGGTGATGAAATCATCTTTAAAACCGGTTTTTATAATTCCAGCGCAGGTCCGCAATTTATCCATAATGTTGAAATAGACAATTATTTCGCATTTGTTATTGGATACTTATCATCGCATGAAATAATGATAAATAATGGAGAACTTATTGTTGAAACGGAAAATTATAACGCACACGCATTTATACACGCATTCACAATGTTATTTAATTATCCAATACTTAATAGGGGACGCGTACTCGTTATGCAGTGCCCGCAATGTCTTGATGACGTTGAATTATTTGTGAATGTTCCGCCACAAATGCGAAGAACAAATACTCCCATTTTGTCATATTATATCCATGGTTTACTAATGGACCATGAAAATTTGCAAATCAAAGTACGATCCGAAAAATTCGCACAAGAAATCAGCACAATAATAATTGCGCTGGGATGGATGGTGAGTATATTCAAAATTGCAGATGCTGAAACAAATATAAATTTGCGCTCGTGGGTTATTGAATTATATAAAAATAACGGTGATGTATGCGAAGATCATCATATAACATTTAATGAATTCGCAAGATCAAATCCACCGTTATCAAGTATTATCGTTGTTCCAATTAAATCAATAACAAAGTGTATCGAAAAATGTTTGACACTTGATTTATCAGTCGATAATGTTCATTGTTATATTGCAAATGGAATATCGGTGCATAATTCGCGCCGCGGTGCAAATATGGGCATTATGCGTGTTGATCATCCTGATATTAAACAATTTATTAGTTGCAAAAATACAAACGAAAAAGAATTAACATGCTTTAATCTAAGTGTTGCGATAACGGATAAATTTATGGAAGCCGTGAATAACGGCGAACAGTTTGACTTAATTAACCCGCATACGCATCGTGTTTCGCGAACAGTTGATGCGCGTGCGTTAATGCGCAAAATAAGCACAAATGCTTGGAAAAATGGTGAGCCTGGTGTAATATTTATAGATCATGTTAATAGTGAAAACGCAATGTTGCACAAGTATAAAATTACTACAACCAATCCGTGTGTGCCAGCCGATACTATTGTTATGACTACGCTTGGGCCACGAACTGTTGCGGAATTAATCGGACGCCCATTTACCGCAACGATTGATGGAAAGGGTGCAGTATGCACTCGCGGATTCTTTACATCGGGTGTAAAAGACATTTATTGTTTAAAAACAAATGAAGGTTATTGCTTAAAATTAACAAACAATCATTGTGTTCTTGCGCAATATAAGATATCGGGCTGTGTATTGCGCAGAATGGTGTCCGCGCAAAACTTATGTGTCGGAGATAAAATTATTATGAACAATAATTGCGCAATGCGTGAATGGGGTGAGTATAATAAGCAACGAGAAGCGCTTGCATATCTTGTTGGTTATTGTTGTATGAATAACATCGATGACGAGACTATTATATTTACGAGCGATAACCGCGAAACAATAGTATCTAAAATTATAACAGCCGGAATCAATGATGTTTATTACGAATGGGATACAGATAACCCAAATAAAAGGTATGCAATAAGCATCATGTTTGCGCGAATTTTCTATACATATTTCGCGCATAATGTACGCGGAATTCTCACAGAATCGAGTTATTTTCAAACCGAATTTATTCGAGGAGCGTTAAGTTGCGCATCTTGCACACCTGGTGAAAAATTATCCGTCAATTATGCGTTCAAATTTAACTCGCACGTGAATCGTCTTGATCTTATTCAGCACATGTTGATAAACTTGGGTATATTCACATCAATCGCGAATAATATGCTCTTTATTGAATTCGCCAATATTAATACGTTCTATGATAAAATTGGTTCATTTGGTGGAATAATTCGCAAGAATGGATGTAAAGAGCGCGAATTTCTCGCAACATTTAAAGAATTAATACCATGCGAAGAAGAAACAGAAGTATTTGATTGCACTGTTGAAAATTTGCACATGTTTAGCGCGAATTCGTGCAAAATATCAAATTGCGGCGAAATTCCACTTGGTCCGTATGAAAATTGTTGTCTCGGACACGTCAATCTCGCAAAACATGTTATATATGGTGAAGGCGGAAATGATATCGACTGGATACTATTAGAAAAATCCGTGCGTGAATTAACCCGCGCACTTAATATGATTATTGATGCAAATGCATATGTTCCAGCAATTCCGCAATTGCGCGCTGCAGCATTGGATGCGCGACGAATTGGTCTTGGCATTACAGGTCTCGCAGATTTATTTGTAATGATCGGCTTTACTTATGGAAGCGATCAATCATTACTTGTGGCTGAACATATCATTAGCTTTATTCGCGTTATCGCACTTCACGAATCTGCACTCCTTGCAAAGGAATTTGGCCCATTTCCGGCATTTGAGGGATCTCTATGGAGTAAGGATGAATGGCGCACACAATTTCTCGCAAAATTGCAAACCGCTGTTGATAATAAGTTAATTGCCGCAGAAACTCGCGACCGCGGTGTGGAAGCGATTATGCTCATTAATCAATACGGACTGCGTAATTCAAGTGTTCTAACGGTTGCGCCAACTGGCACAACTTCACTAATTCTCGGAACTGAGGGATATGGTTGCGAACCAATCTATTCGTTATCGTACACGCGAACTCTTGGTGATGGAACAAAATTAAAATTCTGCTCAGACTTGGCAAAAAAAATTATCGCGCAATATGCAAGTAATGACGCGCTAAATGAAATTTACACTACGATTGCTGAAACTGGACATGTTCCGCAAAATGCTTCACAATATCCTTCATTTGTAAATGAGGCATTAAACGCAACCGCGTTAAATATTTCGCCCGATAAACATATTGCAATGCAATCAGTATTGCAAAAATGGGTAGATAACAGTATTAGTAAAACTGTTAATTGCCCAAATTCTACAACTATTGAGGAAATTGAGCAAATTTATATGCAAGGCTGGAAACTGGGATTAAAAGGTGTTGCCGTTTATAGAGAAGGTTCGCGCCAAATTGAAGTATTGCAACAAACAAGCAAAAAAGCACTCGCGCAACAACCAATTGATGAAAAGAAGCGCCCAATGCAATTATACGGCGCGACATATAGATGCGAAGCGAATTTTGGATATGTTTTCACAACAATAAATGTTATGGAATCTATTACCGATTCTGGCAAAGAAATGCCATTTGAAGTATTTGTTAATGTTGGTAAATCAGGAAGCGATATTCATGCCGACAGTGAAGCAATGGGAAGACTTATTAGTATGGTGTTACGCATGACATCCAATGTATCAATCGCAAAAAGAATGGAAAATATTATTTCGCAATTGCGCGGAATTGGTGGAGCTCGCGAACATCGCGATTCATCTACAAAAGTTGTTATTCATTCATTGCCGGATGCAATCGCATTAACACTTGAAGAGTTTATGAAAGATTGGAGTAATAAAGTAACAAATGTGCCGGCATTATTATCAACAACATATAAAGTATATAATAAAGATATTTGCCCAGAATGCGGTCATGCTGCGATGATACGGGTTGAGAGATGTCAAAAATGTGAAAATTGCGGATACGCTGCCTGCTAAATTTAATAGTAATTGATATTTTTTTAATAAAAATGAATTTTTATATTGCAAAATAGACACTTAAACATTTAGTTTGACAGAATCAAGCAATGGAGGCTTCGCATGAAAAACCGAAAAGTGAGACAATGCCGTCCCTTCCGGGACGTGTCGTCAGAATGGTCGAAGATACTGCGAAAATAACAGAGCCAAAAGATGCACCCACGACAAGCGCACCAGAAACCGCAAAAAAGAGTGAAGCTAGTGCGTGCCTTGAGGATGACAAAGATGAAGAAAAGAAGACAAGCGTCGATGGTTCAGTTGCGGAAGAAGTAAAACCTGTTGTTGCTGCGCGTATGGGAGAAGAAAAAACAGAAGCAGATACAAAAGAGGCCGTGCCTGTAGAAGACAAAGTAAAAGAAGCGAAAGCATTAGACGCCGAAACCGAAGCAGCAACTAAAATGATTGCGGCAGCAGCAGAAAAGATTGTAGCATCAACAAAAAGGATTGCAGCAGCCGAAGCAGTAGCAATAGAACAGATTGCAGCAGCTAAAACAGCAGCAATAAAACAGATTGCAGCAGCTAAAACAGCAGTAATAGAACAGATTACAGCAGCTAAAACAGCAGCAATAGAACAGATTGCAACGATCGACGCAACATTAGAAAATATTGCATTGACAACAGAAATATTGGTAAATAGGATTGCAGACACCGAAGTAACATTAGCATCAAAAGGGATCATATCATCAGAAAAGATTGCGGCAACTGAAGCAACATTACCAAAAAGGATTACAGAATCAAAGGCAGATGCAGAAGCAGAAGCAGAAGCAGATGCAGAAGCAGAAGCAGATGCAGATGCAGAAGCAGATGCAGATGCAGAAGCAGATGCAGATGCAGATGCAGAAGCAGATGCAGAAGCAGAAGCAGAAGCAGAAGCAGAAGCAGAAGCAGAAGCAGAAGCAGATTATGCGCGGTTCTCACCCGAAGAATATGGCACAATTTCCGCGAATGGAATAAAAGATGATCCATCTTTTACATCCACGTACGACTCGTTGTACATTACCGCGCTCAACAATTACGAAGTATTATACAAATACTCACTGAATCTGCATCAAAATTATCTTGAAGACATGACTGCTGCGCTACACGAATTACTGGACAGTGTTGAAACGTCGCGCAACATTTTCGCAAAGTTTCTCATCGATGGAAAAAATTCGGAACGTGTCAGCGAGATCGTCAATGAGTGGGTGACCAAAGTGAATATCTTGATCAAGATCGACACCGAATTGGTCAATTGTAAGACAAACGATGTTTGGGCGCAGACTTATCCCGCTGCTCGTGAATTGTTCAAAAAATTGTACAACGATATCACGAACATATACAAATACGTCACGACAATGTTGCACTCCAATCCAAACACGACCAAGCGGGATATAAAGGCACCAGACGGCGCAACTTTCACGAAAGAAGTGAAATCAGCGAGGACTGACGCGCGAAAAGCAACGATCATAGATGCGCCAGCAGTAGCAGTGAACGCGCGCGCATCAGCGGACAGTTGTCGTTTCATGGAAGAACTAGCGTCGTCTGGATTAAGTGCGCCAAAACAAACGAAGATGCGTGCATCATTTACAACATCGTCAGCGCCGCAGGATATATCTCGCACTCGCAGATCAGAGTGTGTGTCGATGCGCGAACCAAAGCAGACAACATCGCACGCATCAATATTTGAGTACGCGGAAACCGCACAAGCACTAGTGTATAGAACAAAGTCACCAGATAATGGCGCGCGCGCGCCAATGCCTACTGCGGACATAACATCGAGGAGAATCACGCAAGTCTGCAGATCACCTCCAATTGCACCGCGGGAACCACCGGCACATCAAAAAATATTATCTCTAACCATCAGCGAGATTGTTTCAACAATGCCGCATGATGTTAAGGATATGTACAACATCCTTATGAAGCGCGGAGTGACTAACAAATTTTTCGCATCCGTTATTGCGTATAAGGAAAAAAGAGGGCACATTCCTCACGACTTATTACTGAGCTTAACAGAACGAGACATGGAAAATATTCGCAACTGCATTGGAAGCGTTGAAGCGTACGCTGACCTAAAACGACAGTGGAATATTTTGCACGAATCGGATTAATTGTTCCACTTTGCCGTTCCTTTTCCATTGTACGATTTCGCATAATTGTGCTCAACCATAATTGAGCACAATTTTTTTCCATCCTCAAACTCAATATCCGCTAAATATCTTCCACCGTATTTATCATATTTGCGAATTATTACAGTTACAATTCGCTCTAGTAATAAATCGCGCGCGAATTCGCGCGCATCAATTGCAGCCGCACGCTCTTGCTCAGTTTTTCCCCGTAATTCCGCACAATTATATCCCGCACAACGACATACTAACTGTAGCGGAATACCTAGTAAATACGCGCCAACAACAATTGTATCACCATCAATCACGCGCAAAACTTTCGCATTAATACGCATTCCTTTGAAATCAAGCGAATGCGTATTGTCAAAAGTAAGACTGCAAAGTTTATTATTTTTTCCAGAACAACAACCCATTCGCGCGCAGCAAACATATATCAATAAAAATGAATTATAATATTCATATTACACTGATACACTGATACACGATGGCTGCAGATGAACGCGTTCTCAAACTCAAGGCTATCGCAGATCGGGATACGCCACATGATGGAATTGTGCATATTCCATTTGAATACGCCAAACATTCAAAAATGCTCGATAATCTAATCGAGGATTTGGGTGATAGTGTTTGCGAACTCGCACCAATTGAAATTGCATGCTCATATGAAACGGTCATCGTTTGCGCTGAATACTGCATAGAACTTGCGCGTAATAACGGAAACCATGCAAAATTTGAAGACGCCCACATGACAAATATTCATGCAAAGTTGTTTGATACTTTGGAATGGGAAAAAGCGTTCATTGGTCGTTATAAACTTATTAACAATGAACCGATTGATGTTTCACAAATAGCAGAATACGGTATTATGCCCGCGGACAAATCATCACCATATGAAATGTATCGCAAGTATATTCCCGATGAAATCAGGGAAGAAATAATGGAAATATCACGGCGTGATGAATCAAAGATTGTATGTCTCAAAGAAATTTCACAAGCCGCGCAATACTTACAGATCGAACCACTTGTGATGCTGGTTGGATGGCAATGTATGGAAATTATCAAAAAAGCAAACGTAAAGTACAACAATGGCGCTGATACAAACTTGTATTTGTATAATTGCGCACGCCATAATACTGCAAATCTATTACGCCAACCACTCGCCGATCGCGTTCTTGATGAAAAAACATTTAATGAAATCACCGCGAGTTTGAATTGGGTTGAGCGTGTTTATAAAGGAACGATTGATCCGCCAATGCCTGATGATTCTGCGATTCATGCGGAATTATATACACGCATGCCAGACCTCCCTCTTATTCCAACGATTGACGATGTTGATGTACCCGGGACAATTACGCCGATGAAACTAAAAACATTTCGCGTTTAAAATGTAAGTTTTTTTTATGATTTCTTTTGCGGAAATGTTATATAGGCAGGACAATAACATTCTCACAAAATGACCGGTGAAATTTGTATTCCAACTTGGTTGATCATTATCATTATTATTATTTTTATACTTCATTCCAGTGGTAGCGAATTTCTTACAAATGTGAGAGGCGCCGCGGCTGATAAATTTGAGCGCGCGATGCGTTCGCAAATATTTGCATAAAAAGCCCATATGAGCATTATAATATTTTTTTCACTCATCTTAAATATCGCGCGGGTTTTATATATTGCAAAGAATATGTCTATCGCTAAAATCATACAAATCGCCGATATACACATTCGCGACACATGTCGCGATAAATTTAATATCGCAATACAAAATTTAACAGCGTATATGCGCGAGAAACTCACAAATGATGGAATTCCTATTATTGCAGTTATTGCGGGAGATGTATTCCATTACAAAACGCGTCTTAGTGCAGAAAATATAACTGATTATTACACACTTCTTGATTGTCTTGCGACTCGCGCAAAATATATTATTGTCATACCGGGAAATCACGACGCAAATCTCAATAACGCTGAAAGAATAGATTTATTAACTCCTTTAATTGAGAATTGCCGCCGATTACCGAACAATGCGCAATTATATTATTGGCCGCGTAGTGGCTGGCAAACATTAAATATCGCAACAATTTCATTTGCGTTTTATGTATTTTCGCCGCGATCGCGCCCTGTTGCACCGATGCAACAAGAATCTAGTGATAACGCACCATCAACCCAACTTCGCGTTGCGCTGGTTCATGATTTTATTGATGGAATGAAAATACAAGGATCAGTTATTCACAGCAATATCAAACGCGATTGGCTTGCGCAATTTGATATGGTCATTTGCGGTCATGTTCATGATTATACGTGCGTTGATGCAAATATAGTTTATAGCGGATCACTAACTCAATTAACAATTGGCGAATCTTATGATAAGGGATTTGTTTTATGGAAAATTGAAAAATCAGACGACGGTAAATTAAAAATTAATCATGAGTTTGAATGTTTAAAAATTCCGCAAGGTATGGTGAAAATAACAATTGCGCCACCATCTTCACTCAATGCACCTCATCGCGTGCAACATAATTGCATAATTGAACACCGTGACGGTATTCCGATTGATGCATCCCGCATTGTAGTAGAACTCAAACAAGGTGTGCAAGCAAACAATAGTGAAGTTGTTGCGATTCTCGGGCGAATTGCAGCGCGTGTTCCATCTATTAAAATAGAAATCACAATGCCCGCAGATAATATTTGCGCTGATATTTCGCAAGCGACATCGGGTGTTCAAATAGGCATCAATGATAGCGTTTTGCAAATGCAACATAAATTAATTGAAGAAAAATTACGCGCTGATAATGTGCGGATTAATGAAGAAACAATTCGCGCAGTGCAAAAAATGCACACTGATACTATCAAACAATTAAGTATGAGTAATAGTGATTCCGCGCAACCTTTACTTAATACGAGCAAATGGCAATTATTGTTTTTAAGTTGGAGCAATCTATTTTGTTATGGCACTCAAAATTATATTAATTTCGCAGATGTTTCGGGAATCGCCGGATTAATTGCGCCAAATAGGCGCGGAAAATCATCAATCATTGACATACTTGTTCTTGCGTTGTTCAATACAACATTGCGAGGTTCGGCATACACAATTATTCGCAAACACTGTCGCGAAGGTTCGCTAAAATGTGCGTGGAAATCCGACGGACATACACACGAAATAACGCGCCAATGGGATATGCGCGGTCACACTTCTATTTTATATACTATAGATGGTGTGAATAATACCAACGAAGATCTTAAAACAACTTATGATTATATTGCACATTCTGTTGGAACATTTGATGATTTTCTTAACGCGGTTCTAATTCCACAACATGCGGAATCATCATTTATTGACGCAACGGATATGAAACAACGCGGAATTCTCGCGCGAATTCTTGGATTAGATATTCTGGATAATGCATTCAATTGCGCAAAGGAAAAAGAACGCGACTATCAAACACAAATATCAAGCATGGAATCAACTATTAATTCTTTGCTTGCGCGAATTTCATCATCGCAGCAATGTATGCGAATTGCGGGAAGCGATATATTTGATAGTAAAATGGGTATAATGTCGGATATAGTTAAAACAAAATACGCAGAATTAGTTAAAGAAGCAAAAGAAATAACTGCAAAGACGCAAGCAAAATTAGAAGAATTAGAAGCGAAACCAGTTATTGCAAAACCGCCGCAAACAATCAAGGAAATAAATAAAGAAATTGCAACATTGGCTACAAACATATCATTACTTGAAGGCGAATTAGCCGCAAAAGAAATGATGTTAAAGGATAAGCGCACCGCGTTGGTATCGTTTGGTACAGTCGCGCAAGATATATCCTACGAGTCAATCACACAATTGCGTGCAAAAATCAATCAGTCAGCGCTTATTCTTGGACATGCGCGCGGAACCACAATTAAGGATATTCGCGCAACGCTGGAATGTAAGATGAAAAAATTACAAACGCAAACAGAAGTTAAGAATCTTTTAGGCGAGATAGTTGCGCTCGGACAAATTAGTAATAATATTCCAACCGAGACATCGCATCTCGCAAAAATAAACGCAACTCTTGATAAATTTAATCACAATGCTAATGATATTAATGTTGCTATATCCGCACTTCGCGCAACTATGCAATCTCGCACGCATGTGCCGCGCAAATGCACTTGCGGAAATGACGCAACACGCGCTAGTGAATTTCGCGCACGTTTCAATGCCATTGATTGTGCCTTATTTGCAAATTCAGTTGAAATTCCGAGCACAGTTCCGCTCGATATTGCAGATTGCGAACAACAAATCATTGCAATGATTGCGCACCAACAAACAAATCCGGTGCGCTCAATCGCGCGCGATATTGCTTATCGCGCAATTCGGATTGTTCGCAAAACAACAGATTTGCAACAATCACGCTCGCAACTTGAACAAGAATATGCGCAGATAAAATCATGTATTGATTTACATGATGAAATTGCGACACATAATGATACGCTTTCCGAAATTGAGCATCTTAATACAGTGCTCAATTATCTCAAATATCTTCAACGCGCTTCCTATTTGGAAAATATTAATAAATCAAAAATATTTCGCGATATGATTAAACCATCTTCGCATCTTGATACACCAATTCGCAGTATTAATGAAGCGATTTTTAAAACCGAAAGAGTAATTGCAACACTCGAAGAACTGCGCAAAAATGAAGCGCAAATTCAAACAGCCCTCGCGCAAGAAGCATCCGCGTTTGCATTACAGATCCAATATGATAAACAAAATACAATAAAATGCGAGCAACTTGCTATTGATCGCATTATTAATGATATTGAAATAATTTGCACCAAGTTGGAAACATTTCGTGCAAAAAGCGCGATTATTCGCGATAACGCTAGCAAAATAACGGAAGAAGAAGCGGCTTATAACATCTTTCTTGAGCAACAAAAAGAAATTACCAAACTTCGCAACGCTTATATTCGCGCGAGTGCTTCGTGCGCAAATATTGAAGGTGAGGCACGCGTGTATGAAAATATGCGCGATGAGTGGATTAGCGCTGGGCAAAGAATGAAAGCGGTACATGAGTTATTACATGTTTGTCGCCTTTATAAAGGAACACTTGATACAAAAACTGGTATTCAATACAAACTTATGATTAATTCTATTGGACTTATTGAAGGAGAGGTTAATAAAATTCTTTCGCCGATCGCGGGTTTAAATGTATCATTTGGATTCGGTGGTAATAAATTAACATCACATTCAGTTGCTACTGGCGTTGATGGAACATTTTGCAAAACTAGCGCACAGGGCAATGTTATGCAAATAATTGTTCAAGATAAACAACGTGATATTGAACACTCGATTGAATTATGTAGCGGGTTTCAGCGGTTCATTCTTAATGTTGCGTTTCGTCGCGCGTTTCTACGTTGCGCGATTAGACCAATGCCGCGATTTATGATTATTGATGAAGGATTTGGTTGTATTGATGAAATGAATATGGCGAAAATTTGCGAGTATTTACCGGATTTATCGCGCGAACTTGATTTCATGTTAATTGTATCGCATATTGATACATTAAATACACTTATAACATTACCCCTTGATATTGATATAAGTTGCATTGATGATTCATCATCAATCCATCATGGCACTGCTCTCGATAATCAGCATTCGCCAATAAAACCTCAAGAAGTCCGCAAGCAAAAACAAACAAAGAAAAAAATATCCAAAACGGTCGCAGTAAGCAAACAATCGCCGGCATCACCGCAATCGCATCTTGCTATTGATTCTTCGCTTGTTGATACGCGTACCGATGGAACTCTTTATTGTAAAGTATGTGGAAAAGATATTAAAGATTGGGCGAAACACCGCAACTCAAGTGCGCATTTACGCAAATGTCCAATTGTTGCAAAACACTGAATAATAAATGAGTAGATATTTTTTTCAACATATTCCGCTCAAATATAAACAAAATCAATCGTTGCGCCATGTCCTAATTCAGTTATAAATTCGCGCGTTTGCGGTTCAATATAATAAATCTCGCGATTTGGCGAAATCCAAAAATTAAATGCATGTTGCTCGCTTTCGCCACTTAATTTACCTTGACACATGCCAATGGGAGATCCGCCAATTCCTGCAAAATTTTTATCACCCAATAATATGTTGCGTGCGCTCGTGTTTTCAAGTTGCGCGCGAATTCGCGCCTGAAACTTGCGCGCGAGTGATGCAAAACATATTGAGAAATCATCGCAATCAAATTGTTCTTCTTTGTAAGAAACTGTATCAACATTAGCGAATTCCATAAAATTCATGAGTACTTCTTCTGGATATGTTGTAATGACTACATCGCAAACTTTCGTTACGCAATCTGGAGTTAGTGGCATCCTTTTGCGAATAATATCATATACATCATTAATATCCAATTGCTGTATATTTGCCGAATGAAGTTTAATTGTGTGCGTGCAACAAAATTTTGTTGCACAACTATCTTCAAGTTGAGTAAGCGCGACTATTGCGGCTCGCGTTGTTCTGTTTCTAATTCGCTCGACGCTCTTTGGCGAGCACTTGTGTACAACCCAGTCCAGTTTGTCTTGTTTTGTTGCCGTATCCTTATCAGACATACTCATTAATTCTTTTGTGATTCTATGTATATAGTTCGCAAAAAAATATTCATGCCAAATTAAGCAACATCCTTTCAGACATATGTTAACTCAAGACGGAATTTATTTGCGTTTTCGCAATAAATCGTGAAACCAACCGCGAATGCAGCATGATTTTTGTCGATAATACTCCAGACTTTTGTAATGTTTGATATTGTAACCGTTGCTGTTATTTTATTGTTCGTATTTGAAAGAATCGCGCGACTTGTATCGAGCAGGGGTTTATTCATATTAATCATCTTTGCGTTCAATGTTTCTGTAATTTCCATTATATTACGCGTTGTAGTTTCATCAAATATAACATTCATCATTTGTGAGTTATAATTTAAAATCTTTACAATGTTGCACTTAATTCGCGCGCGAAATCCCGCAATGTAAATAAATATGCGTGACTCCGGTGTTGCAGTGTCAATATCTTTGAGATTTGCCTTACTGAAATGATGCGGTAATATAACGCTAATAGTATAATCATCGATCACATTACCAATAAGAACTTGGTCACTTACTTGCCCACTAATACTTGGATTTTCAGTTATAATATCCGGTACATCGATATCCGCGCGTAAAATATGTGCATGAATTTCATATTCTTTCATTGCACTGGTTATGCGCGTACGTGTCAAATTAATTAGCAGTTTTGTTTTGAACGATTCAGGACCTTCATTGTATGTAAGATACTGAATCGTTTTAGAAACAGTGTCTAACGCCAATTTCAAGACAAATCCATATTTAATAATTTTGATAATACGTAAACTATTGAGTTTCTTTTTTGGTTTATATTTGACAACGCGAGTTCTGAATGCTTCAACGCATGCTGCATTCACATGCACCGTTCCACCAAACCAATAACACATAACATTTGCAGCATCATAGGTGCTAATTATTAACATTGGATTTATATATTGCGATGATATAATTTGAACATCAACACAATCGATACGGCGAATATTAATAACGCTACCACGAATTGTTACATAAGTTTTACCTGGTTCAAATAACGCGGCGATAAGGCGTTCAATTGTATCACGTTGATTAATATCATTGCCAAATACGAAAATATCAATGTCGGATTCACACAAACTATTGTCATCGATATACGGATCGAGTAATTTTGAAATTGAACCACCACCAATGCAATAATTAGTCCCTAATGTTTCATAAGATTGGTTAGTGTTTGATTTATCAATATAGCCCGCGTTATTCCAAACATCAATAAGTTTTTTATCAAGATCGCCATTATACTTGCGCAATAACTTATCGACACGCATAAGGAATTTCTCGTGCGTAACAAACGCTGGATTTCCATCAGTTGGTAGTTGTATTAATGGATATTTCACAATATCAAATAATTTTATTATACGGTTATTGATTTCCTGATTTACTTTATCAATGTGAGCACGTTTAACTGTAAAAATACTTGGATCGTGTGCAAACAAATCGATATAATATTTTTTTGCACTTTTCGCAAATGAATCGCGAGGTATTGGCGAGATTGCGGTTTCTTCAATTTGCTGTGTTATAAATGGCATTGAAGTTGATATGCATTTAATATCGTTTGAATATGATCCGAAGAAGAACTTATTATGTTTTAATTGCTTGGTGAAATATGCTTCATTATCCATGGCATAAATTACAGCAGCATCGCCAAATTTGCAGCGAATTTCATCAGGTGTTAGCGGAATACCGTCATATTCAAAGTTGTATAACTTTTCTGCGAGACTGAGTTCTGTTGTCATTTTGTATGTAGTGAGTATATCGATAAAAGCGGATTCATTTTTTTTGCACGTGTAAAGTCATTACTATTTTCAATATGCATGAATACGAAAACTTTTGTAATTTGCGCTAATATATTATGGAATAGTTATATACATCATTTCGCATCGTTGTACGACATTCTCAAGAATATCGCAAAAGACTGTTGCGATAGTTTTATCATCGTCGCCGGGAAAGCAAAGATTTTTGCGAAATGTGTGAATAAATCTGATGCGAAGGGTTTGCTCATCTACAATATCGCATGTGCGAATTGCAATCATTGTTTTTGTTGAGCATTTATGCACTAAATTAATAATTTCTGCGCTGCTAAAATCAATATCAAACGTATCGAGTACGCGCACCAACATGTCAATTTTATTGTTGATTTCGCGTATTTTTTGCGTATATTCGCTCGCGGTAAGTGTTTTGCGTGCGATAGCGAAATCTAATTCATTATACTTTGCCGCGACATTCCATAAAAGCTCCATTTGTAATATTAAAATTGAATATATAATTCAACTTTAAGTATAAAGCAATAGCTAATCGGTTTATATGGCTGAAAAACCCGATACGTATGGAGATGAACAAGTTGATAGTCCAGATATTATGAATGTTCTTTCGCGAATTGTTAAACAATCTAACGGCGTTGATCATCATACAGCATCAATGAATCAATTTACACGCACGGGAATTGATCATATTATAAAACGCGGATTTGCAATTACAAGTACAATCAAAAATAAACGCGTTGAAGTGCGAAGTAGCAGTGAAACTGCGCCATCTGAAATTAAATTTAACTTGACGTTCAAAAAAACAACAATATTTCCGCCAGTAATGCGTGATGATACCATTGTGGGTGAGCTAAATTCAACATATCCAATTAATGCAATGTATCCACATTTCGCACGACAACAAATGCGCACATATTCAAATGAAATTCGTGTTGATGCCGATATAACCGCAACTGCATATCGCGAACACGGTCAATCAGAAACTCGCGTTGTGAATGTTGATGGACTGCGAATTGGTTCAATTCCTTGCATGTTGCATTCTGTGGAATGTAATTTATACGGAAAATCGCGACATGAACTTATTGCATTGCGCGAAAATCCGCAAGATCCTGGGGGATATTTTGTTATTCGCGGACAGGAACACAGCATTGATTGCGTTGAAAATATTACGATTAATGACATGCGTATAACAACCGATTCAAGACCGGGTGAAGATGCGCGTGTTCAAATTTGGTCGCGATATGGAGATTGGTTTGAAAATTCGTATCAATTTATTATGCGTCATCATCAAAATGGCGCAATAACAATTGAAACGCAGTTCTTTTCTTTAATGAATACGCAAATTCCATTCCAAATATTTTTGCGATTAATTTCGGGTGTTTCG